AATTTAAAGACACTATGATAAGTGTTGAGTATATTAGTAAAAAAGGCAAAGAGATGTGTCATTCGGTAATGATACCAATTGGTAGAAAAGTCAAACAAGCAATGATACAAGAAAGAAGACGAGAAGCTTTAAAAGCAAAGCAGGCAAGATAATGCCAGCAGTATGTAGAGTAGGCGACAGTTTATCTACGGGACATATTTGTTCTAGCACAACCACCATTGCATCACCAGCTACAGACGGTACGGTAAGTGCAAATGGTATTAATATGATTGTTGTAGGTGCGCCTACAGTATCACACCCATTTCCACCAGCACCACCTTGTGCTCCACATGTTGCAAATCTAAATGCAGGTTCTTCAACAGTTCGTATTAATGGTATCGCAATAGGTAGAATTGGCGATAGTGCAGATAGTGGAGCTATGACTTCTGGTTCTTCTACTGTTTTTGCCAATTAAGTTCGAAAAAACTTTATAAATATTACCGTTATGGCAATTTATGACGCATCTACAACAAATAAGAGTAATCGAAACAGTCGAAGATATAGGGATATAGACCTTGACTTTGGCCGTAATGCTGTAACTAATGATATTGTAAAAGTTGAAGATGTAAACGCTGTAAAAAGAAGCGTTGTTAATTTAGTACAAACAAATTTTTATGAAAGACCTTTTCATCCAGAATTAGGATGTGGTGTTAGAGAATTACTATTTGAAAACTTTACGCCGTTAACAGGTATTTTCATACAAAGAAAAATTGAAGAAGTTTTGATAAACTACGAACCTAGAATATCACTTGAACAAGTTGCAGTAGATGATGACCCCGATGGCAACAGATTAGTTGTTGATGTTTATTTTTATGTTCGTGGTGTACCAGACCCCGTTTCAGTTACAACATTTTTACAAAGGTTAAGATAGATAAATGGCCAATCACAAGTTAAACATATCAGATTTAGATTTTGACCAGATTAAAACAAATCTAAGAACATTTTTACAAAGTCAATCAGAATTCCAAGATTATAACTTTGAAGGTTCTGGTCTTTCTATTATGCTTGATGTGTTATCATACAACACACACTATCTGGCATTTTTGGCCAACATGTCAACAAACGAAATTTATTTAGATAGTGCAGACATTCGTAACAACATAGTTTCACTTGCAAAGATGATTGGTTATACACCATCATCACCAAGAGCACCAAGAGCAGATGTTGATATTGTAATTAACAATGCAACAGGTACCTCAGTTACAATGAACAAAGGTACAGTGTTTACATCTACAGTTGATAATACACAATATCAATATGTTAACAATGAGGATATTACAATTGTTCCTGCTAGTGGCGTTTATAGATTTTCAAATGTAACTTTATATGAAGGTACTTTAGTTACTTTTAAATATACAGTTGATAGTAATGACCCCGACCAAAGATTTGTTATACCAAGCAACAAAGCAGATACATCAACTTTAAAAGTTAGTGTACAAAATTCAGCACAAGATACAACTACATCAACATATACTTTTGCATCAAATTATTCAAGTGTTACTTCTACTACTAAATCATTTTTTATACAAGAAGCTGAAGACGGTAAATTTGAAGTTTACTTTGGTGACGGAGTTACAGGTGCAGCTGTACAAGATGGCAATATTGTAATTTTAGAATACATTGTTACTAACAAAACAGAATCCAATGGTGCAAGTTCATTTACACTTTCAGGTAACATTGGTGGATTTTCAGATGTTGCAATTACAACAAACTCAGCATCACAAGGCGGCGCCGAAGCAGAAACAAGTGACAGTATTAAATTTAATGCGCCTTTATCTTATGCAGCTCAAAACAGAGCAGTAACAACCTCAGACTATGAGGTGTTTGTTAGAAATTTATATCCAAATGCATTATCAGTTAGTGCATGGGGTGGTGAAGATGATGAGGTGCCTGTTTATGGTGTTGTAAAAATTTCAATCAATCCTTTATCAGGTTCAACTTTAACAGCCGCTACTAAAGCAGATATTGTCGCACAGTTAAAAAGATTTAATGTTGCTTCAGTTAGACCTGAAATTGTGGATCCTGATATTACAAGTGTTGTTTTAAATTCTACTGTTAGATATGATGCAAAAGCTACAACTAAAACAGCAGAAACTTTAAAATCAAATGTTATCAGTGCGATTACAAATTATAACACAAACACACTACAAAGATTTGATGGTGTGTTTAGATTTTCTAAAGTTACAGGTATAATTGATGGTGTTGATAATAGTATTGTATCAAACATTACTACAGTTAGAATGAGAAAATCATTTATACCACAATTAAGTACATCAGCAAGATATGATGTTTATTTTAGAAATGCTTTTTACAATCCACATCCAGGTCACAATTCAGCAATGGGTGGTATTTTAACTTCTACTGGCTTCACAGTTTCAGGCAATTCAAATGAAATGTTTTTAGATGATGATGGTTCAGGTAATATTAGAAGATATTATTTAGACGCTGGTGTTAAAACTTATGCAAATGCAGAACAAGGCACAATTAATTATTCTACAGGACAAATTACTATTAATTCTTTAAACATTACAGCAATTTCTAATATTAGAGGTGCAGCTGCCACAGCAATTGAGTTAACTGTTATACCTAATTCAAACGATATTATACCGGTGAGAAATACAATTGTACAAATTGATATTTCAAATTCAACCTTTACAGTAGAAAGAGATGGCTTCGTTGGAGGTTCAAATGATGCTGGAGTTGGTTACTCCTCAATAACGAGTTATTAATGACCAATGGCAAAATTTAATGACAAAATCTCAAACATACTCAATGCACAATTACCAGAATTTGTAGTTGAGCAACACCCTAAGTTTGCCACCTTTCTTAAAACTTATTATCAATTATTAGAATCCGCAGAATTAATAGTAGAACAAGTTGAAACTACTGACGGTATTTTATTAGAAACAGAAACTAACCAGGAAAATTTATTATTACTTGATGCCGGCCGTTTAGGTTCTACAAGAACACAATTAGATGGTGGTGATAAAGTTCTTACTGAAGATACAGCATTTGGTAAATTTCAAAACGGTGAAACAATTACAGGTGCAACATCTAAAGCAACTGCTGTAATTCTTGCTGAAGATTTAGACAATGTGAGATTGTTTGTTACATCTCAATCAAAATTTGTTATAGGTGAACAAATCAATGGTTCTAGTTCAAATGCAAGAGCAATTGTACAAGGATATAAACCTAATCCAGTTCAAAACATTTCTGAATTAATTACTTATAAAGACCCCGATAAAGTTATATCAAGGTTCTTAACTGAATTTAGAAACGAGTTTTTAGCCACATTACCTGAAGAATTAGCAAATGGTGTTGATAAAAGAAAACTTATCAAAAACATTAAATCACTTTATCAGTTAAAAGGTACTGCTGAGGGTCATAGAATATTTTTTAACCTATTATTTGGTGAAGAATCCGAAACAATTTATCCTAGAGAACAGATTTTAAGAGTATCAGACGGCCAATGGGGTACAAGAAAGATTATTCGTGGTATTGATGTTATTGGCGATACTTCAAAACTTATTGGTCGAACAATCACAGGTGAAACATCAAACGCTACAGCAGTTGTAGAAAATGTCTTTAGATATAACTTTGATAATCCTGTAACAGAATTTATTGTTGATAGCACTACTATTACCGGCACATTTCAAATAGGTGAAATTATACAAGGTACGGAAAGTGATATTAATGATACATTTATTAAATCTACAATTACTGGTATTCCAGGCACAAAAATAATTACCAATGATGGTGCATTATATGATAACAATGCAACTATTCGATTAACAGGTGGTGGTCAAGGTGCATTATTCCAAGTTGGCGATTTAGGTGGCGGTTCAATTACTGAAATTATTATTGATGACGGAGGATTTGACTTTGAAATCGGTGACAATTTAAGTTTTGATGAAACAGATACCTCAGGTTCAGGAGCGCAAGCATTTGTTTCCGTAGTAAACGGTGGTTTTTCTCCAGAAACAGGACTTGCAAATGGTGAAACATTATTTCCAGAAAGTGAAACTGCTACAGACCCATTAACAAAATACTTAGAAGGTCCTGTCATATCAATAAAACCAGGTTCAGTTACAGGTGGCAATACAGTTGCAGATGTAAGAGGTACAATTAATGATAGTGATGACGGCACATCCACAGCAGTTCAGTTTATTACAGGTCAAACTTCAGGTGCAACAGCAACAGTAAGATACAATGTAAACGGAACAACATTAGGCGACATAGATTTTAATGAAAATATTTTATACATTGATTATACATCAAACGCTTTATTTAAAAAAGGCGAAGTAGTTACAGTAACAGCATCCGATAGTTCAACATTTCAATTTACTTTAAGTGATACTTTTGGTAGAGAAGGTGTTGGTGTTAATAGAGAAGGTATTGACGAAACACTTATTGCTGATAGAGATTCCATTTATCAAATGTTAAGAGACCTAGGTTCTGTAACAGATGAAGATGACCATATTGTATTAGAAGATGAAACAACATCTGGTGATAACTATACAGGTAATAAAATAGTACAAGAAAGAAATACCGGTGTTGGTGACATTACAGACATTTTCTTAGTTAATGGTGGCCAAGGTTATAAATCATTACCATCAATTAGTTTTACAAATTCTTCAGGTAAAGATTTTATTATTAAATGTTTTGGTACCGAAGTTGGTAGAATTTTAAATATTAAAACCATTGAACATGGTATTGAACACGAATTATCTCCCTCACCTCCTACAATTGAGTTTATTAATAATAGTATTGTTAAAACCGTTTTAGGTACTTTTAGTGTAGGTGAAACAGTTACAGGTTCAACTTCAGGATTTACTGCTGAAGTAAATAGTTATGATAACACTAGAGGTCTTTTAAAATTAGATGATGTAACAGGTTCGCCAGTTGTTGGTGAAACTATTACAGGCGGTACTTCAGGCGCAACTGCTACTTTGCATGTAACAGACCATGCAGCTGCTACAGTAAATGTGGTCGCAGTTTCAGATACAGACGGCTCTTTCTTAAATGAAGACGGTTGGGTTTCTGAAAATACAATGAAGATACAAGACAGTTTATATTACCAAGATTTCTCTTACATTATTAAAGTTGGTGAATCCATTAATACTTGGAGAGATAGTTTTGCTAAAACAATGCACACATCTGGTTTTTACTTTGCAGGTGAAGTTGCAATTGTAAATAGATTAAATCTTAAAATTAAATCGCCAGTTGTTGGTGAAGTTACAGGTATTGAAGAAAGTCCAATTCTTGGAATTCTTACAACTATCTTTGCTAGAAATGTTAGAAGAAAAATGGGTACGCTCACGGACGGCACAACTCTTAGAGCAACACCTCAAGCTGCATACTCATTTGAAGATAGACCAAGTTCATCAACTAGAGATACAACTGTAAGATTAAGATTTGCTGTTACTGCTGTTATTAGTAGAGTTAGAAGAACAGTTGCAGGTGTTAATATTGCACAAGGTTTTGCATATGCAGGACCTAAGTACGGAAGTATTAATAAATATCACAATACAATCTTTAGAGGTGGTAACAGATTAAATGGTTCTGGTATTACTTTTGAAACTTTAGGTGATTTAAAAGTATTTGGTACAAGGTCATCTTTAGACGGACAAGAAGCTGTGTTTAGAATGACCTCAGATGTTAACGGAAGATTAGTAAAATGTGCATTTACTTTTCCAGCAGATATAACAACATCTAATAATCTGTTTAGTAATACATTAATTAAATTTGATAATACAAACTTATCATTTGACGATACAAACCCTTAGAGAATGATTATAAATAGTAATGATATATTAGTGACGGTTGATGGAAAAGAACAAAAATATGGTGTTGACTATGAAGTTATTGAAGGACAAGTTACATTTAAAGTAGCACCAGAAGCTGGAACAATTATAAAGGTTTATAAGAGAAAAAATGGCAAGAAAAGTAATTAATACAGGCGCAGCTCCCAATGATGGAACAGGTGATAATCTCCGTGTTGGTGGTGGTAAAGTAAACGATAATTTTAGTGAATTATACACAGCCTTTGGTGACGGTTCTACATTAACGGCCGGAACATTTATTACAACGAATTCTACAAACACACTTGAAAACAAATCAATTGATTTAACAGATAATACTCTTACAGGTACTACTGCTGAGTTTAATACCGCTTTAACAGATAATGATTTTGCTACACTTGCCGGTTCTGAAGTATTAACTAATAAAACAATTGATGCTTCTAGTAACACACTATCAAATATTGCAAACTCAGCGTTAACAAATGCAT